GCGGTACCTCGATAAGTTGAGCCGGAGCCGAGGTCAAAATATACGCGCAAACCGATGCCGCTATCAGTGAGCCACGTCCCGGTTGTATCTCCGGCAATGGCAATAGACTTTTGCTCCCACGTGTTCGCAACGGATATGGCGTATGTAAATGGATATCCACGGTTAAACGCACTGTTAGAAAATGCACCAGAGAATGTCCCTGTTAGAGATGACCTTACCCAAAAAGAAATTGTGACGGTCTTCGCTGTTGCTGCCCCAAACTGAAAATCTTGCAAATTGTTCCCCTCTATTTGGTGCCGAAAATTATAAACCGAACCCGCAGCTGGAGACGCGTCGGCTGTCGTGGTCGTGATTCGAGTAAAGTTAGTGAATCCCTCTGGTGGTGTGCTTGTGCTTCGTTGCAGAGAGAATACGCCTGCCGCTGCTGTTCCCTGTCCGTTCCACCTATCAACACCATAAGGCTGTGCCCCAGTGGACACCGAAACGCTTGCCCCCTCGTTCCGCTGGTCAATCCGCATGTCGCCGTTGATGATGCGATTTCGGAAACCGAGACCGCCGATTACGCTCGGCGCAGAGTTCGTGAACGTGGACGCGCCTGAAGCGGAGAGCGTGGTTGCAGCCACCGTGCTCGGGGTCGTTGCCCCCACCGTGCCGTTGATGTTGATGCTCGCGGTTCCCGTCAGATTCGTAACAACGCCAGAAGCAGGCGTGCCGAGCGCAGGCGTCACAAGCGTCGGGCTGTTGGCAAACACAAGCGCACCTGTGCCGGTCTCATCGCTGATTACTCCAGCCAGCTCGGCGGAAGTTGTCGCGGCGAGCGCACTTAGTTTGTCTGTCGTGACCACAAGGGTCTTGCTTGCCGGGATCGTCGTCCCGTTGAGCGTCGTTGTGCTGCTGCTGCCGAGCGTGGTAAACGCGCCCGCCGCTGCCGTGCTGCCACCGATGGCCGTCGCGTCAATCGTCCCGCCGTCGATGTCCGCCGTGTCCGCCACGAGCGAATCAATGTTCGCGGTGCCGTCTATCGCCAGATTGCGCCACTCGTGGCCCGTCACGCCGAGGTCGTAGGTGTTGTCAGCCGACGGGTTGAGGTCGGACGCTACCCGAGCGTTGAAATTGACCGTGTCCGAGTTGCTGCTGCCGAGGGTTGTGTTGTCGTTTACCGTGAGGTCGGTCGTGGTCAGCAGATTTGCATCGCTGATCGTTACGCCGGAGTTTTGCACGAGCTTGCCCGTCGTGCTGTCGAATCGCACGATTGCGTTGTCGGTCGAGGACGCAGGACCGACGACATCGCCGGTCCCAGTCACGGTATTGGTGACTGTAAAATTCGGATACGTTCCGGTCACGCTGATGCCGGTCCCAGCCGTCAGCACTACCGTTTGATCCGGCGCTGTGTTCGTTACCGTGATGCTGCCGGACGACGTAATCGGCCCACCTGTGACGCTGATCCCCGTACCTGCCGAGAGATCGACGCTGGTGACGGTGCCGGTTGGCTTCGCGACCCACTCGACGTCGGTTGCTCCAGCGTTCAGCGCAAGTATCTTCGTGCCGTTCGCCGTGTAGCTCGGGAGCAGGTTTACTCGTGCGTCGCTCGCGGTCGATGCGCCCGTGCCACCGTCAGCCACGGCAATGTCGGTGATCCCCGTGATGCTGCCGCCGGTGATCGAGACCGATGACGAGTCCTGCGTCGCGATGGTTCCGAGCGCAAGATTGCTGCGCGACGTGGTAACGCTCGCGAGATCGGAGAGGTTATTCGCCGCCTGAAGGAAGTAGGTGTCGGCCTGAGTTGCGGCAGAGCCGAGTCCGAGATTGGTCCGAGCGGTTGAATTCGAGACGAGATCCGAAAGGTTCGACGCTTTCGCGAGCTTGTCCCCGTCCAGCTCGTTAATCGCTGCCTGCACTTCGGTCGCGACGATATCACCAGCCGGGACGTTCGTGATGTTGCTCGCCGTGTAATCACCGTTCGTCGCGGTGACCGTGCCCGTGCGACCGAACACAGATGCGACGTTGTCGGTGTTGTCCACCTTTGACCAGCCATCGGCTCCGCCCGAGATGATCCAGTCACCGATTGCGAATGTGATCGTCGCAAACGTGCCGCCCGTGCTGACGATGTAGAAGTCACCGAGAGTCGAACTCGCCGGAGGATCGGCAAGCGTCGGCGTATTAGTCGCCGCGTTCCACGTCCCCTTGTAGCTGACTTGACCGATGATCGAGTCGGGAAGCTGGCTTGTCGGAATCTTGCCGCCGCTGTCGAGAGTCGCCACGCCGGAGTTCGCGCCCTTTTCGGTCGCCGGAATCTTTGCCGCGAGATCGGTCGTCAGGTTTGTGACCTGCGACTGTGCGATCAGGATGTTTGGCGCGGTGATCGACGTGACGCGGCCCTTCGAGTCTACCGTGACCACGACGGAACTCGACGCGCTGCCGTAGCCGCCAGAAGAAACGCCGGAGACCGTAAGGCTCGGGTTTGGATAGGTGCCCGTCAGATCGCCGCCAGCCGGTCCGGTAGGCGTCCGCGCGTCGCTGAATCGAGAGTCATCGCCAGCTGCGACCGTGCCCGCGGTCGTGCCGACGTTGAGCGTCGCAGAATTCCCGAGCCCGCTGATGTCTGCAGTTGAAAGCGTGATGACGCCGGTCCTTCCGGCCACCGAGGAGACCGGGTAAGTGATGCTGACGTTCGATGCTGCGGTCAGTCTGCCCTTCGCGTCCACCGTAAACGTTCCGACAGCCGTGCCGCTGCCGTAGGAGCCAGCCGTGACCGAGGTATTCGCAAGCGCGACCGTGATCGTGCCTGATGTCGTGATCGGTGATCCGGTGATGCTGATGTTGGCGTCGCTGTCGATTGCCACGCTCGTCACGCTGCCGACCGCTGCGGTAACCCACTCCGTGTCAGTCGCGCCGCCGTTAAGCGCGAGCACCTTGCCACCGTTCCCCGTGTAGGTCGGCAAGAGATTGACGCGAGCATCTGCGGAGGTGCTCGCACCTGTCCCGCCGTCCGCGACTGCGAGATCGGTGATGCCGGAAATCGAGCCTCCGGTGATCGTCACGCTGCTCGCGTTTTGCAGAGCCATCGACCCGAGACCGAGCGAGGATCTCGCAAGCGCAACGCTGGCGACGTCCGAGAGATTGTTGGCGACCTGAAGGAATGTGGTCGCGCTTTCGACCGCAGCCGATCCGAGACCGAGATTTGTGCGGGAGGTCGTGACGCTCGCGACGTCGGATAGGTTTGCAGACTTCGCCATCTTCTCTGAGTCGAGTTCGTTGATTGCCGCCTGTGCGTCCGTGGCAGCGATCCCGCCTGCTGGCGTGTTCGTGATCAGAGACGCGCTGTAGTCGCCTGAAGTGGCTGTTACCACTCCGACCCGACCAAACACGCTTGCGACCTTGTCCGTGTTATCGACCTTCGTCCACGTCGTCGCGCCGAAGATCGCCCAGTCACCGACTTCCCAGTCCGTGATGCCGTTGAGGTTCGTCGTCCCGGCGACGCTTACGATGTAAAAGTGCCCGGTAGTCCCGACGCTGCTCGCGAGTGTCGGCGTGTTCGTCGCTGCGTCCCATGATCCCTGAAACGCGACGCCGCCCGTCGCTGAAACCGTGATCGACCCAGCGCCGTTGCTGATCGCGATGCCCGTTCCGGCGGTCAAAGTTGCTTCGACGAATCCGCTCCCGTTACCGATCAGCAGTTCTCCTTCGTTCGGAACTGGAACGAGATCGGTAAGCGTTGTCGCGCCTCCGCCTCCACCGCCGTTGCCGCGCGCCGCGTTGAGAGTCCAGTCCGCCGCGCTGCGGCTCGGGCGCTCGCGATTGCCATCGATGTTCGAGACGAACGAATCGCCGTTGATCGTCACGAGATCCAGCCGCTGATACGTCTCGCCGGGCGACCACTTGCCGCGCGGGTTTAGTCCCTTCGGCTCGGCAAATTCTTTCCGAAGCTGGTCGATCTCGGCAGCGCGAGGGAAGCGAGAGAGTTCGCCGGTCACCAGATCCTTGACCGCTTCAGGTAGAGCGGAAGCAGCGGCCGCAATCTTCGCCTCGGCCTGCGCGAGCAGGTCGTCATTTTTGGCGCGTTCCGACATAAGCACCGAGTACCGCGCTGCTGTCGTATCTTCGAGCTGGACCGCAAGCTCCGCGATCTTCTGCTTCAGAACGTTCCCGAGTTTCGCGTGCTCCGCTTGCGAGCTGTACAGCAGGTAGGTCTGCAATTCCTCGCGCAGCAACGGCTCGATCTCGTTCAGGTTGCGCTCGATCTCAACCGACAAATGCGCGCGAAGTTCCGGCAGCGACTCGACGAGCTTCTTCAGCTCCACGCGCTGAATGATTGCGAGTTCGATCAGGTTGTCGATTTGGGTCTGCGTGTGAATCATGGGAGTTTATTTGCTGCTCTTCGGATGCTCAGCTGGAAGGAGATCGTTGTCAGTCGTGTACTTCGGATTCTCGGGTCGTCCGTTTTTCAACAGGTAGAGGAACGCGTTGACGCGAGCGAAGGCCCACTGCGACGCAGAGGTCACTCGCGGCGAACTCGACGTGTTGAACGCACCGAGACCGCGCTGAAACACCGACTTAAGTGCGCCGAGGGTCGCGCGTCCGTTGCGCGTGTTTGAGTCCTTTTCGTTGAAGTCGTCCGCTTTCTTTTGAAGCGTCGCCTCTTGTTCTGCCGTGACCTCCGCGCCGCGCGTGGTCGAAGCGTCGCCCCTTGCGGTGCCCTCGCCCTTTGGGTCGGGATTCGGCGTGTCGGACTTTGGTGCCTTGTCCGATCCGACGATTGCTCCGCGCTCTCCGACCTTCGCGAACATACCCTCGTGCTGCCTCATGCAAACAGCCGTGCGCTGCTCCGCGTCTGGAAACTCGGCCACCGACACCGGATCAGCCATGCAGCGCGACATAAACTCGTCGTGCGTTTCTTTGGCGGTCGGCGTCGGTAATTCGTACTGCTTCTTGCTCAGTTGCACGACCGTGCGATCTCCGAGGATCGACTGCTTGATCTGATCGACGCGCGCGTTCTGTTTTTCGCGGAACTTCTGAACGGCGTCCAGCCACTCTTCTGGCTCCGGCGGTTGGATTGCGGCGAAGGTTTGCCTGACCTCGGTCGAGGCTGCTCGTAATTCCTTTGAATCCGCCTGCTTGTTAATGCGCTCGACGATGGCGGTTGACCACGAGTAGCCCTCATCGCCACCCCACCCGTTCCACGCCTGCCAGCCCTTACCCTGCTCGTCCCACGTCTCGCCCTGCTTGTCTACCTCATGGCGGTCAAAGAAAGCCTTCATGCGGCGCACGGTGTCCTCGGACATTGGACGCTTGTTGATCAGGTCGCGGGCGCGAGCGATGCCGACGCTGGTCATGCCGCGCTGCGATGCTGGCTTCTTCTCGCGCACGTCGAGCGCGCGGCGAGCGTTCTCGGCCATCGCGTTGGTCGGAATGTAGCTGCCGGTCTCAAGATTGATCGTGATCAGGTTAGAGTCGTCGAACGCGTTGCCGGGCACGATCTCCTCGCCGGGAGCCTGCCCGCCGACTGATTCCGGCCCGCCGGTCTGCGGCATGACGCTCGCGGCTTGCGCGTCCGCTGCTGCCTTGCCTACGGCATCGCCCGAGGCTGCGGCTGCGGTCGGCGTGCTCGGGAGCGACTGCGTCGTCAGGCGGATAGCCGTCTCCGGCACGCCGTACTTCTCCGCAAGCTCCTTCACGAATCCGGCCTCGATTGCAATCTGCTCGAGACGAGCGAACGCGTCCGTGCCCTCCTCAGCGGCGATCTCTTGAAGCGACTTCGCGCCCTGCCGGTTCTCGTTCATGTTCGCGGCGGACTCGCGCCCGACGTCGATTGAGAGCTTCGCCGGGAATCGCCATTCGCCACGGGTCGCCCGGCGCAGAGCCTGCACCATCGTCTCGCCGGCCAGAAGCGTCGGCGGCGGAATCTCGCTCCGCGCAATCGCGTCGAGGATCACGGCGTCCTTGATCGGATCGAGCACCTTGTCGGTCAGCACGCCCTGATGCTTCGAGAACACTCGGTCAGCGGCTGCGAACTCTGCGCGGACGCTCGGTCCCTTGTAATCTTGCGTGCCGAACAAGACACCCTCGGGCACGCCGACGCCGAGAGCGATCTCGTGCATAAGATGCTGGACGAAGCCGGTGAACGCCTGTGACGGGCGCGCTGGCATGACCTCGACGCGATCGCTGTTTGAAAAGTATCGAATCATGCCGACCTCGGTCAGCTCGTTCTTCTGCTGCTGCCCGCTCGGGAGCGAGAGCGCCGGGTTCGGCTGGAACAGGTTGCGCGGATTCGCCGCTCCGCGCTCGTTGAAGATCAGCGCGGCCTGCTGCGAGGAGAAGCGAACGCCCGCCTTCTCTGCCTGCAAGATGTCGTGAAGCATCCGCGCGGTCTGGATCGCGGCGTGCAGGTCTGTGATCCCTCGGTACTGATCGACTCGGAATGGATCGAAGTAGTGGCAGAACTGGTTTGCCGGAATGTCCTCCGCGCCAAAGTAAACGCCGTTCCGGTCAACGCGGAAAATCCGGTACGCGACCGGCTGGCCGAAGTCGTTCGTGATGATGCCCTGATAATAGTTGTCGGACTCAACCGCCGACATGTTCGGATTTCCGATGCGAGTCGCCGGAACGAGCTGGAGCTTGAGCCCGTCGGTCGTGCGCCGGATGACGAAGCCGCAGTCGCCATCGACCGGGCGCTCCTCGGCGGCGAGCTGCACGAGCTTCTTAAAAGAGTGCCGATTCGTGACGTCGCAGTTCTTGCACCACGCGTGAAAGTATTCGCTGATCGTCTGATTGTATCCCCGGTCGCCGGTCGTCGGCGAGTACTCGTGCGGCGTCAGGTAGTTGCCAAACTTGCGCGAGATTTCGCGCGCCTCGGGAAAGTTCTCAACGAGGTCACGCGCTTCCCACATCATCACCACGCGGTCGCGCTGGTTCTGCGTGGACTCCGCCGGTTGCCCGTACTGCTTCGGAGCGTAGAGCCGATTCGTGCGCGCCGCGTTGTACTCGAACAGATGCCTCTGCACGCGAGATTCGAGACGCCGGAGCGCCCACGTCGGCGCAACGTTCTCCAGAGCGCGGTCCACCCACGGCTTGTTTTTGACGATTGCGGCTGCGTCGAAATGCTCGGTGTCCATGTGCTTTTTTGTGATCAGTTACCCGTAAACGAGATGAAAGTCGTGTCGGTCGTCTCTCCGTTACCATACGCCTGCGCGTCAACAATCTGCCCGAGCATTTGATTGAGCGCAGAGAGGTCGGCACGCGAGACGCTTTTTCCGTTAAGCGAGTAACTTTGATTGAGCAGCACTGCCTGAATCGCGTCGAGTGCCTTCGTTTTCAGGATCGCGAGCGTCGCGGCGTCGAGGCCGAGAAATGGGTTGTCGAGCATTTGCCAATGCCCGATTTGTCAAAAGCCGCTAGTCTTTAGGCGCTGTGTACCGGATCACGTTCGCGATGGTCGCCATGCACAAGATCATCGCCGAGGTGTCGAGACCGTGATTCGGCGCGTTGCTTTTAACCTCCTGCCACGCCCAGACGCCGGTGCGGATCTCGACCTTCGACTCGCCCTTGAGGTGTTCGAGGTAGAGCGGGTTCACGTCTGCCGGCAGAAGCCATTTGAGGTCGCCTCGATCTTCGAGCGCGTTTGCCAGCAGGTCTTTGAAGTAGTCGCCCGACCAATCGTAGTAGTATACGTCGCCGCCTCGGTAGTCGCTGATCCGAGGTTCCGAGAACGGGAAGTTGACCAGCGTGTCGCTGTGGTCGTCGCGCATCGTCCACGTCTTGCGCGCGTGCCCTCGCATACCTCGCCAGCCGAAGTCCGCGCAGTCCCGATCTACGTCGGCGGGTCGGTAGCCCTTGTCCTGCGCGACGCAGGCGTCCGGCACCTTGTACCGCTGCTGGAGATGCCGGAGCTGGTCGCGGGTCTCCACGCGGCCGAAGTAAAGTTGCTTATAGGTCGTCCCGGTCGCGGAGGCGAACGCGCCGATCTCGACCCACCAGTGATCCTTCTGCCGGTCGATTGCCATGAGCCGGATCACCTCGTTCTCGATCTGCTGCCCAGCGGCGAATGTCGCGACCGAGTAGTCGCTCGTTCGCACGAACAGGTTGACGACCTTTTTCTCGACGATCCACGGGCGCGCCTCCCGCTTCGTGCGAAACTCGATCAGCATTTTGTCGTCACCCTGCTTGATCCGGTGGTTCTGCGCTTCGCAGAACTCTTCGACCAGCAGGCGCATTGGACGCGAGACGAGCGACTCGACGCGGAAGGATGCGAACTCGGCGGGCGCGTCCGGGCGCAGAGGAACGTAACGCCCGGTCTTTTTCCACGCGTTGCGGGTCGCGTCGCTGTCCGGCGTCTCGTGGCCGCAATGGCAACGAAACCGGCAAGACTCGACCGCGCGCGCGACGTCAATCGTGTCGTCGTCCCGCTTCGCCTCGATGTCCCAGACGACGCCGGCGCGGATCTTTGTCTCCTCGTTCCGCCCGAGCGAGAACGCGACCGGATGAACCTTGCGGCACGACGGACACTCGGCGGACCACTCCTGTTGATTGCCCTGCCGGAAAGACGTGTCCTCCACGTTGCCGGTCTCGATGTCCATGACCGGAGCCTGCGACGTGTTGTAGATTTTCGAGCGCCCCACCTCCTCGAAGCGCGAGACGCGAGCGACGGCGTGACCGTACACGTCCTGCCACTTCGGGAGCCAGATCTCGTCGTTGATCTTGTACCGGATCGACTGCGACTGCTGCGACGAAAGGTTCGCCGGGTTGAGGATGAAAAAGAATCCGCCGAAGTAGATCTCGGTGGTCGTGCGCTGCGGTCCTGTCCTCGGTAGCATCCGAGCGACCGGCTTGCACCCCTCGAAGATCGGATTCAGCCGAGACTTCGCGTGCCGGTCGATCATCTCGTCGGTCTGCATCGTCCACGAGATCGGTCCCGCGTCGTTGCAGATCAGCCACGGAACCCAAATGTCGGCGACGAGCGTTCCGCCGATTTGCACCGCTTTTCGGAAATGGACTCGCCGGATCAGCGGATTCTGAAGCGCGTCGAAGATCGGGACGAGCCACGGCGAGATGCGAACATTGAACGGTCCCGGCGTCGCGTACGAGTCGGGCAAGACGATGTTCCGCCGCGCCCACTCGTAAATTGGCGAGCGGTCGCGCTTCGGAGAACGGAAGTCGGCGAGGCGTCGTTCGGTCTCGGTCACTTTCGAATCACCCAGAAGTTGTTACGTACGACGCTGAACTCAAGATTCCGCTCCATCGTGAAGCGGATCACGGCAGGACCGACACCGGGAAAGCCAACGTCGTCGCCGAACATGATTCCGCCGAGAGCGACGAGCGGCCAAAAAGCGCACAGGTCGTCATGCACGTCCGCGTATTCGTGCGAGCCGTCGATGTACACTAGTTCGGCGCAAATCTTGTGGTGCTGCAAGATCCTCGCCCCGTTAATGCTGGTATTCTGGATCGGATAAATGCGCTGCGCGTGCGGCGAGTCCTTGATGTTGCGGATAAACTGATGATAGAGCCTCGGGCATCCGACCGAGTCGAGGAGCCGGTCGTTCTCCGATCCGCTTGAAAGAACGTGATCAATTCCTCCGAGCCATGTGTCCACGCAAACAATGTCGCTCGCGAAGCGCTCGGTCGCCTTCGCGAAGTGAATTGCGCTCCGGCCCTTCCACGAACCGACTTCAATGATCGTTTTCGGTGCGAGCAGTTCGACAAGTTCGTCGAAGATCGGGTCGTCGCTGTTCCAGCCGCGAATGTCCTCGTGTTTGGGAAGCTGGCTTGTGTCGCCTGATGTGAGCTGCGCGATTGATGGGAATGGTTTCATGTTTTTAATTCAGAATGATATGATCTGCGGACAGTTGCGACGCGATTCGCAGAGCGCGAGAATTTGTTCCTCTGTCACGCGGTGGTGCTGGATGCCGTAGCCCCCGCGCAGGTTCACCTTGCTCTGCCGGTCCCGCCGGTCGCGCGTCCGCCGGGTTACCGCAAACGACGGGTCAGCGTTTTGCCAGTGCGTGCCCTCGAACCAGAACGCGTGATCGAAGGTGCCGCCGCATTGCCGGTGATTCCCGAGGTCGAGACAGATGCCCCGGTCGGCGCGGATCACGATGGGCTTCTGGTAGAGGATGTTCTCTGGCGAGCGGTAGTCAGGATCGCCGAAGCGACGCTGCGGGACCGGAGGCTGATCGAGGTCGAGGTCGCGCTCCGAGTGATGTCGGAACACGTTCCGCATCCGAGCCTCGATCACCGTGACGGTCTCGGGAACGCTCGCGAGGTACTCTTGCGGATTCCCGCAGCGGCTCGGCCAAATGAATTCATCCGCGTCCACGACAATCTTCCACGCGGACGCAGACGGCTCGGCGAGCAACGCGTTGACCTTGTCCGTCTTCATGCGGTCGTCCATGCCAGCCGGGAACTCAAAGTCGATCACGCGCACATTGCGCGCAGCTTCGAGGACTTCGCGGGTGCGGTCGCTGGATCGCGAAACGACCGCGAGGATCTCGTCGGCCCACGCGTAGTGCTGGACGAACAGGCGCGCCAGCGTCTCTTCGTTATAGAAAAAGCAAATGACTTGAACGTGGGTCATGGCTCGTCGTCCGAGACCCGCGCGCTCGTTGCAACCATCCCGCCCTGATAGAGAGCGATGTTCGAGTTGATCACCTCGCGGATCTCGTCGAGGATTACCCCGCCCTCGACGTTGACCTCGGCTGCGTTCTTCCCGATCACGCGCTGCCCGAGTTCGACTTCGAGCTTGAGCCTCAGGAGCAGGTCGAGCTTCTGCGACAAGGTTGCGAGCATGTCGTCCACGACTTCCTTCGCGATGACTTCCCCGGCCTCGCGCTCGTTCTTCGCGCGGGCGAGCCGGATCTGCTCGCGCATCAACTCGGCTTTGAGTTCGGCGAGGTTCTTCGTCGCCGTGTCCTTGCCGATCACGTTCTCCGCGCAGAACTGCTGCCACGCGACGAGGTTCTCCCGGCGACCGTCCTCATGCTTCGCGGGCGCGTTTGGGAAGCGGGCGCGCGCGTCGTAAACTGCCTGACGCGAGAGACCGAGTTCCTTCGCAAGCGTCGTCGTGTCCTTGACCCAGCCGTCCGACTGCTCGGACTGAAACTCGATCATCGCCTTGCGATCCGCAGCCGTCATGGTCTTGCCCGCCTTCAGCTTTGAGGCGATGTTCGCGAGGTTTTTCCGCGCGAGGAGTTCGGAAGGTGACTGCGGCGTGTCGGTCACAGCTTGATTGGCGTCTTGCCGGTTGCATCCGCCCAGCGTTGAAGCGCGACGGCGACGTAGTTTGGACTGATCTCGATGGCGCGCGCTTTGCGCCCGAGCTGCTCGCACGCCATGATCGTCGTGCCACTGCCACTAAATGGCTCGTAAACCACGTCGGCGGATTTCGTGTGATTGCCGATTGCGTACACCCACATCTCGACCGGCTTCATGGTTGGATGCTCGCGGGAAGCCTTTGGCCGGTCGAAGTCCCAAACCGTCGTCTTCGTCCGGTCGCTGTTCTTTAGCCGGTCGCCGGGTTTCCATCCGAACAGGATCGGCTCGTGTTTGTAGTGGTACTCCGAGTGCCCCATTACCATCGAGTCCTTGTTCCAGACCATGACCTGCCGTAGATATCCACGCCCCTTCCAGTCGTTGAAAAATACGCCGTGCAGCGGACCCGCCGGGACCGTTGCGACCCAGTAGGCTCCGGCACGCGAAACGGCGTCTGCCGCGTCGAACCACTGCTTGCACATCTTCGCCAGAGTCTCCTCGTCCACATCGTCGTTCTCGACCTTGAGCGCGTCCTTCGTCTTGCCGACGTAGGCGACGCCGTAGGGTGGGTCAGTGATGACCATGTCAGCGAGCCCCCCCCCAATCACGCGGCGGGCGTCATCGAGCTTCGACGAGTCGCCGCACAGTAGCCGGTGCTCGCCTAGTTGCCAAAGCTGCCCCGGCTCCACGCCCCACTTCGCCCGAAGCTCGTCGGCCTTGTCGATCTGCGGCTCCGCATCGACCTCGGAGTCCCCGACAAGGTCGGAGGAAATCTTTGCCAGCTCCTGCTCGGTAAAGCCGAGATCCGCGAGGTCTTGACCGGCGTCGAGGAGCGACTTTAGCACCTCGTCCAGCTTTTCGTCCCACTCCGCCAGCTCCGCCGTCCGGTTGTCCGCGATGGCGAACGCGGTCGCCTCCACGCCGGTCAGCTCGGTCCTCGTCGCGCTGATCTCGGTCCAGCCGAGTTCCTGTGCTGCCGTGAGCGTGCCGTTGCCGGCGAGAACGATTCCCTTTGCGTCGATGACGATTGGCTTTTGCTGACCAAACTTCCGGAGCGACGCCTTGATCGCGTCGAGGTTTCTGCGCGAGTGTTTGCGCACGTTCGACGGGTCGAGGGACAGGTCCGCGACCTTGATGCTTTCGATTTTCATTTGTAAAGATTTGTAAAAAAGTGAAACGCGTTTTTTTACGCTAGGTCGCTTAACC